CCTTCGTTAAACATATTCCTTAAATCCGTAAAGCCATATTGGTCAATGTTATTTTCAATCTCTCTAAAGTTCATATAATGGTTAATTCTCATCTCTTCTAATGCTAATTTTTGCTGTTTAAGCTTATAAGTTTTAATACCTTTTAGCACCTTTTGCCTTTCTGTAGGGCTTAAAAACTTATCAAACACACCATTTTTAATTTCTTGTGCAAGTAAATCAGGATTTTTATCCATATTATAAGTAATAACATTAGATACTATTTTATTTTTAACATCTTCAATCATTTTTTCTGCTCTAATGGGATTAAGTATTCCCATATCTTTTGCATATTCTACTTGTGTTTTTGCCTTAACTATCGCTGTAGATAACTCACTTATATCTGTAGTATTTTCCGCAATCTTATTAAGATAATTAACCGTATCAACCAATGTTTCTTGTGCTTGATACGTAACCCATTTAGCTGTTAATTTGTTTTTAGCGTCAAGATAACTAACCATTAACTTACGCTCTAACAGTGCTTTACGCTTATCGTCTAAATCAACATTCTTTAAAACATCTTGAGAATATTTTTGCCAATCATTTTCAAACTGTTGCGGGTCAACAGGTTGTTCGGAATTCAAATAACTTGATATAAAATCCGATGTTTGTGCTAATATATTAGTTTCTTCTTTATATGCTTGAATACTTATCGCTTGCTGTAAACCTTGATTTATAGCATTGCCAATCGTTGATAGCAACTTTATATTCTCATTTGCTTGTTTTAACTGATTATTTATAGACTGCATTTCATATTTATAGCGTGTATTTATATCGTTAAGCTGTTGCTGATACCTAAAGTTCATCACCTTTTCCATAGAATTAGCCAAACCAGCTGTTGCTCTTGCTACCTGATAATCAGGTCTTGTGGCAACAAATGATGTTTGACCAACACTCATAGCAGGCGACGCAAAAACTTTATTGCTATATAAATTTAAACTATTAGTATATCTCATACTATACTCCTATACAGCCCAAGCACTGCCAAGCCCCCAACTATTTGTATTACCAACTCCACCACCCATTGTGCTATAACCACCAATCATCGGTGATACTGTTGTATATGTCGATGGTGTTAATAATGATGTTAAACCTTTTGTCATATAACCCGTAACACTACTTGTCAATGCACCACCCATAAACGCTCCGAATGTGCTTATATGATGTGGTTTTGGTGGTGCAATCGGTTTAACAGGCTTATATAATTCCGCTTCTACTAACAATTGCTTTTGCTTTAATTGCCCAGCTAACAAGCTATACTGTGCCTGTCTTGCATAATTAGCCGCCATTTGCGCATATCTACCAGCCGCAACAGACGCTTTAGTGCGTATTGCGTTAATCCTGTTTTCCATAGTTCTATTTAAGTTATCATAGCTTTTGGCATATTCATTCATTTGGTCAACAAGAACCATCATCGGCGTTCCTACAAACTCAACGCCGTGCGACGCATAATACGCCATTAGTGTTCCTTTTTTAAGACGTTCTTGTCTTAATACTGCGTCTTTTTGTTCCCGTGTTTGTTCAGCTATCTCATTAACAGCGGCTTGTGCTTCTGCCATTATTTCGGCAATAGCCGACTGTGCACTTGCGGCATTTGCCATAGCGGCGCTATATGCTTCTTGCGATGCTAACGCCGCCGCCTGTTGTTTAAGTGGCAATACTTTATCTACATAATATTGATAACGTTGCTGTTGAAGTTGATATTGTTGTTCTTGAGCACTTAATTGTGCTTGATACTGTCTGTCAGCGGCTCTATTGAGTGCGTGAACCTGTTCAGCCGCAGATATTCCACTGCCAAGCGCCGCTCCCACACCTGCGCCTATAGCAGTTCCAACGCCGGGTATAACACTACCAACAGCCGCTCCTACAGCACCGCCTACTGCACCAAGAGCTTTGCCAACAAAAGTATGCTTACTCACATTTACCCCTAATTATCTGATACATCAAGAATACAAGATATACCCAAAATATTAAACGGAACAGGATCGATATGTTTAATAGCAATTGACGCACTAACCCCATAACCTTGTTTGAAAATTATATTCTTAAAACCCGTAAATAAAGGCAATAACTCATTCATATTATAAGACAATAATCTATAAAATAAAGTATCCGTATTATCAAAACTAACGCCTATTTCTCCGCCCATAGAATTAAGCAAATTCAAAGTTAAATAGTTTATTTTCTTTTTCACATTTACCGTATTAACGCCATCACCATAAAATTCAATTGGCAATGTTTTAATATATGTTTCATACGGCAAACCATAAATAATAGTTTTCGCTTTCCATTGTAATTTTATCTGTCCATTCATAATAGTTACGTTTGGATGTATACCTGTATCAGTTAAAACCGATAATTCCGTTCCATCTGGTAAATATGGAACGTCTACAATATCGACTGCAACAGTATCATCCGCATACGCACCACCACAATCTACATAAAAACTATCAAAATAACCATCGGTTTTTTCATTGTCAAACGCTTCTATCATTATGTCATTACCACGCTTAACCGCAACATAAACTCTATCGTAAGGTTCTGTTATAGCTGGTATAGACGCCATAGTTAAAAATGTTCCGTCTGTTTCTACAGTATGCCAACCAACCGTCTTTTGTGCTGGTTCATAAGTAAGTATCTTAATATCACCTTTAGTGGTTAAAAACCAAATACGACTATACGGTTGCTGTTGATACACTACAGAAACAACGCCATCTCTTAAAATATCGTTATTAAGTATTGTTGTGTCTTCTGACTTATATGTATCTGTTAAATAATCATACATCATTACATAAACTTTAGTTCCATATCTTTGAACATAAACCGTTTGATTGCCTATTGTTACAGGTTGTATATGTGCCGAACCTATACTACTTTGTTTTGTTACATTTATACTTGTTGGCGTAATTCCATTTGTTCCACCCGTAACAACAAATTCACTACCTGCCGTGCCTATTAGCAATTTATTTAAACCGTTTATCCATCTTATCTCATTGTTTTCTTGACTTGCTACAGTAAACATATAACCCGAACTGTCTGTAGCGCCTACTGTTAAATCCTCAAACGCCGCAGAGTTAGATGCCCATACCGTTTGCCCGTGATTACTAAAATTAGCAAGTAAAAGTCTATTATTATAAAATGAAACAACCGAAGGATAAGGATTTTCAAAGTTGTAAAAGTTTACCTTTACAGGTTTATTTTCATCTAATGCTTGGTCAAACTTAACATATAACCTACCCGTAGTATAATCTATACTATTAGTTGACGTTATATGATTTGATGCTGGGAATTTACCATTACCATCATCTGTAACAGTATGCTCTGTTCCGCCTATTGTATATGTTAATTTAACTTTGTTAGGCTCTACAAAATCAGGCGGCAATTTTGCTTCAATATCAGCCTTTGCACCATCACCATAAATAACTATAAAATCAGTTATAAATGAAACATCATCAATAGACCAATCGCCTTCATCGTGCCTTATTATCTTTTGGATTGGATGATTTTTATGTGCAAGATACATAATATCATCTTTTTGAATATACTGTATCTCATTTAAATCATCAGATTGAGTATACGGCATTGATATATAATAAGGATTACCTGTTGATGTATCTACCACAAAAGCATCTTTAGTTAAAAAATAAATCCTATTGTCATTTACATCACCACCGTGAGAAACACATAACATTAAAACATACGCTTGAGTTTTACTATAAACAAATGGTATAAACCTAACATTATCACAATTAGCTGTTGCTATGTATTTAGTTCCTGTTCGTTTCTTAACATTGCCAAATGGCGTTATTAAAGCATTTTTACACTCTGCTAACGAATTCCTGTAATATGCGTTATCAACTCCACCGTATGCTTCTTGACATATTTCACCTATAGAAAATCTATTCAATAATACAGGTATTCTATTCATCGTCCCTCAAGCCATTCTGAACGATATACCATTTTGCCCGGCGTTCCTTGTTGCGCATCAAAAGCTTTAGCTTTTTGCAAAGCAATGGTATATTGATTATACATCAACTGCACCAAATCCGTTCTACCAACCAATGATATAGATAATTCCGAAGCAAGTTTATATTTTAATGCTTCAACAAAATACGGCGGATACTTATTAGCGTCTTCAAGATAAAAAACATATCTCAAATAAGCATTTTCATCGTTCGTATATATTTTGCCATCTTGGTCAAGATATTTTATCTCGTAACCATTTACATCTATAACTTCAACTATTTTAATTATATCCGATGGTTTTGAGTAGCAATACTCATACATATCCGATAAATCATTGTTAGTAAGTAATGGTAATTTCTTTACCCTAATAGCAAAATTCCATCTATGCTCTGATAATAAAAATTGTAAAGTAGTATCATATATTTGTTTGGCTTTTCTTGCCTGTTCTATTTCCTCATCAAAGGAAGTGATAGGCGAAACACCTATCACTTGGAGGGCTTGATTAACTATATCAATATTAATCATTGATATTTACCTATAGTCTTTGGCAATCTATCTCAACAACTCTCTTCTCGTCCATTCTTGTTGCACCAGCACCTATCTCGATAAATACTTCCGTTGCAAAGTTCCTCTCTGGGTTCTCTGTTACTCTAACTTTCGGTGCTTCAGTCATAGCAAGCAACAAGCCTTCATAAGTCCAAGCAAAACAAATATTATCTGTGCCTGTGCCATCAACAGCCGTCTTGGTAGCAAGTCTCTCACTTCTAATAAACGTAAAGCCTAAAAATGTGTTTATCTCTCCTCTAACAAGAGCTTTAACCGTATCATAGTCAGCACTCGTTACTTCTGTAGTTTTTAGCAAATCGCTAAACTGTCTTGAAGTCATTGCTAAAAATCTTGGCTCTTCAGGGTCAACGTCTGCGGCGTCAAGTATTTCTTTAGCCTGTATTAACTTATTAATAGTCATACCTGCTCCGCCATCAGCGATTATATTACTTGACGGCAAAGAAACAGCCGTTGTTCCCGTCTTGCCAGCATAAGCTGTTCCTGTTGCGGCGGCTATAATAAGGTCATCTAAACCCCTTGTAATAGCCCAAGAACCAGCCTGAACATAATGCGACGTTGGGTCAACAAGCATTCTTGCAACATCTTTACTCTCAATCAAATCTGCCCATCTCAAGAATACTTGAGAAACTCTTCTTCTTGTAAACTCTGTATCAGTATAAACAGTCTTTGGATGCATATTCCCAGCTGTAAAATCATCAGTTACCTGTGCGGCTGATACACTTGAGATGGTATCAAAAAACCCTTCTTCACCTCTTAAAACTTCTTCTCTAACAGCACCCCTAAATCTCGAACCCTTTTGCTGAACTGCAAACATTATATTATCGGAATACTGTTTTACAAACGTGGTATCAATATAACCCATAAGACAATCTCCTTATTTTATCTTTTGTAGTTAGACATAGTGCCTATACCTACAGATTGTCTTCTCTATGGAAGGTCTGTTAACAGTAAACCGAAATAATGTAGGGCTGTAGAGGATACAGTTATCCTACAATAGTTTACTATATATAGTATATATCAAATAGATTACTTTGTCAAGTATATAATACAAAAAAATAGGCGGGAATTTCTCCCGCCTACGGAGGCGTCACGACAAGAAATTGGTGCTACCGAGGGTTAATGAAAAGAAAAGAGAAAGGAAAAGCCTAAACCTGTAATTATATTATAAAATTCTATTTATGCTGTCAAGTATTTTCTTTACCATAAATTATCTTATATAAATCTTCTACCGCTTTTACTGCGTTATTATGCTCTGGGTGATACTTATCGTAATACGGATGATTTCTATCACCCATAATCCTTGATAACTCTGCTTTAGCATCTTCAACTTTAATCTGTAATGAATTCGGATTATCTATAAAATTATTACCATCGATAGTTAAATTACCCATCTTATACATAAAATCTATAAACTCTTTATTTCTACCCAATCCGCTTTGGTCTATCAATGCTTTTGTTTCATCGCTAAACTGATTGTAAACAGCTGAAGCTTTTTGCATACGCTCTTCAAAGGCATCTCCCCATTCTTGTTGTAATGCCTGCATTGTTTTTTCCATCTCTTGATTAGCCATTGCTTCATACTGTTGCTTTGCCGCAACAATATCTTCCGTATACCAATTCAATAACTCATTTGCCTGCTGTTTACTAAAACCTAATTTATGCATCTTACCTTTAAGATTATTTAACGCTTCATCGTTACCTTGATATATTTCTTTAGCTAATACTTCAGGTATTTCATATTCATTTGGGTCTTGTGGTCTACCCAAAGCATCATAAACTACCTCATAATCTTCTGGTTTTTCTGGTATCGGTATACGCTGTTTACCTAAAAGCTTTTCAAGATTAAGATAACTTTTCGCTAAATCCTGCGGATTTTTAAACTTCTGTATGCTTGGCTCATTTGCATATTCTCCAAATATTTGTTCTGGAGATATTTGCTGTGAAGATACATTACCACCACTACCATTCGGATTAGTCTCCGTTGTTGTCGTCGGTTCTTGCAACTGTGGATTGTCTGTTGCCATCTAACTTGCCCTCCTTCATTTTTTCTAAATAGTTATACACAAACCGTTTACCTTCATTAAAATAAGTTAAGTAAGGGTCTGGGTTCATAACGGTTAAACTATCAACTCCGCATATTCTACGCAATAATTTGTCAAACTCTTTGCCATCTTTGCCATCAAATATTCTACTAACTAACGCTTTTTGGTCAATCATCTACCCTCCCTGTTCTATCTTTTTAGCCATAGCAACATCTTTTTGAGCACCACTTGACTGTTTAATAGCTTTTGCATTATCAAGCAATGCTTGAGCTTTTTGCTGTTGTTCAATAGCTTTAGCTCTTTGTTCTCTCTCATTATTAACTGTATCCATATCAACAAACATAGGCGATGGAACAGATAATAAATTACCTATTTCCCTAATGAAATAGTCAGTATTTATATTGTCAAGTATTTCGGGTTTAAGCTGTGCTATCTGTAACGCCGTATTCATAGTTTGTAACATACCGTTGAATTTACCCGCTTTTTGTGCTTGTGCTAACGGTGATAAATAATGAATATCCAAAGCGCCATACGGATTTATATTAAACGGATTAGCGACTATACCATACTTAAACATTATATCCAATACCCTACGGATTAACGGCGTTAATAGTTCGTGTGTAATTCTGCCAACCACAGTTCCAAGCAATAACATCTTTTCTTGAGCCCTTTGCATAACTTCTGTTGCGGTCATCGTATTATCTTGCAACATCATAAATAAGTCTACAAAATATGCTTCCTGTATATTTTGCGTTATCTCTTCTTTAGCCTTAATACCTGCCGATATATCACCTACAGTATATAACGGTTCCGCCTTGTCTTTTGGGTCTGATGTTAATCTATAATTTAAACCGCCGGGCGTTAAATAAATAGGCTCAATATAGCCATCATACGGCAATGACATCGGCGGATGCACTGCCGCTTCTAATGCTTCGGTTACAGATTTATCTATCCTATTTAACGTTTTAACATCAGGCAACGCCACCATTGACGGCGACGAACCATATAGATAATTATTCTTTTTACTCCAGCGTGCTATTATATACGGTAACTCTGGCGTATTGTGTATTTGTTGAGATACTACCTTTTTACTCTCTTTCTCAACATATACATCTTCTGTCATAATTGTCCCGTCTTTATTACGCACCTTATGAGCATACAAAATAAAATCAAACCGTTTATTCTTATTCTCTGGCGAACTGCTTTCAAGTGCTTTTTTAATTTTATCACTTACGGCATTACCAAACTTTTCTACCGCTTCTTCGGCTGTCAACTTAAATAATATAAGAACTTTAGTTACTTTACCATACACATCTTCATCAAAAACAAAATTTCTTGGATGATATGAGCTAAACTTGATAACATTCATTGGGTCAAATTCACTATATAACAATGCTACACCATAATGAACAAAATTCTCATAAACCATAGCCATTGTTGTATAAAAGTTACTATTGAATAAAACGTATTTAGTTACTATATCTAAACTATTTAACCAATCCTGAAAACCTTTATCTTCATTTACATTATTAGCCGCAAGCATAAACCAATCAGAACTTGGATTAGTCAAATGAGAATATAAACCCGACGCAAGTATGGCAGATGAACGAAACGCCGTATTATTGTAAATATCCTTTTTAAGCGTATATGCTTTAGTCGCTGTTGTATTGTCGTTAGGATTTATACCAGCCATACAGTATTTCTCTACATCATTCCATATGCCTTCCATTGTTGAACGTTTAGCCGCAAGCGTATCGTATTCTTGAACTATATGAGCTCCACTTGCCTTACTCATTATGCGATACTCCATAAGCACTTTGATATAATGGCGTTTTATTAGTAGCAAATAATGAGAGTAATCTTTTTATATGTTGGTCAATTGCCCACGGCAAAGGCATTCTTTTTACATTATAATTTAATAATGGTATTTTTTTTGTATTATAATTCGGTAATGGCAATTTCTTATATCCACTTCTAAAAACATTATGTGTTAATGAACCTTGAGCATTAGTATTAACATTAGTATTAACATTAGTATTAACATTAGTATTAGCATTAGTATTTCTAAACACACTATAATTATTACCTAACGTATTGCCACTTGATGTATTATTATAACTTACGCCCGTACTTCGTGGTGTAAAACTCCAACTACTTGTTGTGTTATTTGTTGAAACTGTAACATTTTTATTTTTTGATGTTGTAGTTTTTTTTGTTCTTTTTCTAACACTTCCAGCAAAAAACTTTTCGGGAGATAAATAGTCATCACCTTGGAATAAACCCTGTGCTTTGCTCTCAAAATCATCATCAAACCAACCCCAATCAGTGTTCAATCCACCGCTAAACCCATTATCTTTAGCAAAAGGACAACCCATTATAACCTCCTATAACACATACTGTTTAGTTATAGCTGATTTATTTTTCTCAAGCCAATCCAACCAATTACCTAATAATGACCAGCCGAACATATCTTTTTCTTCTTTTAATTTAACATACTCAGTTTTTGTTGGCTTGGGTAACTTTTCTAATAAACTACCACCTGTATATTCTTTTTTAACTTTAGGCTGTATAATCACCGTTCTTGTTCCACCATACCCACCAGAACAACAGCCACCACCACTACTACCTTTTGATGTTGTATGATAAAAATTAAATGTATTCTTTACATTAGCTTGATATACCTTTGGCGCAGACCCACCTGTTATGCCAAAACTATAATTCATTCCTTTTGTAACATATCCTTTACTATCAGTAAAACTTGTTGCTTCAACCGACATAGTATCTGACACATAACTATTACTACCATATACAGTTACACTTCCTGTATTAGATATAGTATCGGTTCTATACGGTTTTAAATTAGCCATTACATCACCGCCTTTCTTTGAATATTACTATGAGTTTTGCGAACCCCGCCAACAGGAACATTAGCTATGGCATTAGCCATTTGCAATGCGTCCATTAAATCGTCGTGTTCGGATTTCGCACCCTCTTTAGTAAACATTAACAACTCATTTTCCAATTCTGATAAGTAATCAGCTCCCTGTTTATGGAATATAGCCCCCGCCGCATAAAGCGGCTGTAAACCCGAATATATACGCATTTCTTTTGAGCCTTTTGGCTGAACCATCTCAAGCGTAAAAAACATATTCTCATCTAACATCTTTTTCTTTAGCATTTTCTCCATAGCCGCTTGAAACGCCACTTTTTCAACAGCTACCCGTTGCGGTCTAAACTGTCTAACGTGCTCAAATATTTTACTCATTGTAACATCTAAATCGCTTGTCCTAAAATAGTCAAGCCTTTCTATAAACCTTATATTCTGCTCCGACACAGCTATAGTAACTATAACTGTATAGTCCGCACTCTCTTTCTCCGATATTGCCAAATCCACCGCCGTATAATAGTTATACTTGCCTTCTGGCAATTTCATATAATAATTAAAGTATGACTTCTTAAACACTTGTAACTCTTCTGCTACCGACTGACACATACGCTCTCTTAACCATATATCAATCTTACCAGCCTTATTATACGCTTCTTTTTCTTTCATTAAGTAGTCAACAGTAAACTTCTCAGGCCACACAGCCCTACCATCTTTTATGGCAGGTATACGATAAAACTTAAACCCGAAGTCTCTACCAACTTTACCCAAACGCTCAATAATGCATCTATCACCCAAGTTGTTACCTATCATAAACACTCTTGACTGTTTAGATAACATATAAACATCAGATAAAAACCAATTCCAATCTCTGTCGCTTAAGGTATCAGACCTAACATCATCAACCGTCTGAACGTCGTCCATAATAACTATATCAGGACGCCTGTTCATCCAAGTTAAACCCCTAATGCTTGTCCCTTTACCATAAGCTTCTATACGAACCCTAACACCTTCTTTAGTTAATACATCGAACACATCACCCTGAGCATACACCTTCTGAACATTAGCTGACATCAACTTATTATTGAGATACATATCCCTAATATCTTTAAGCTTTTGTTTTGCACTATCGTCATTATCTTTTAACATTACAATATATGAACGATTATAATTAGGAAATGTTAAATAATAAAGCGGTAAACCGTAAACAACATAACTCGTCTTTGCACTTTCTCTGAAACCTTCTACAGCTATATTCTCTGAACTGTTTAATAATAAATCAGATAACCAATAGTGGAATTTCGCTGGCTTGACAGGGTCGGTAATAACAAACGCCGACAAAAAGCTGACAAGCGATTTTGAGGCATTTTGGTAAAGCTCAACTATCTCTTGCTTATTCTTCATTGACAACCTCTACGTCTTGAGCTTGCAACGCCTGCTTTTTGGCTTCAATAATATCTGACATTGAAATACCGACAACAACAGTGTTATCGTGCCAACCGAAGCGAGACTTCATAAGGTTGATTAAGAAATTAGCATTAACATCTTTGTCAAATATGCCAAGCTCTATGAGCTTATCCTCACGAACCTTTTCAACCTCAGCCCATAAAGCTTGAAAATCTATTGTATTATTTAACCCCGAGAAATTTTTCATAAGGTAGTCTTTAAAGTTATAAGGGTTTTTAATGCCTTTTTCACGGCAAAATGATGAGTATGAGACATTGCGTTTGTCTTTAGTTAACCAATCTTTGTAGTCTTCAATAAAAGCTATAACATCATCGTTTGTAATATCAGACGGTAATTTAGTAACGTATGATGGTTTAACAATGTTAGACTTACTCATATAAGTATTATATAGCAATTTAGTGCAAAAGTCAAAAAATTTAGGGAAGGGATATTAAAGAGAAATACTTCCCAACTCATTTTTGGATATCCCCTCTCTCAAAAAAGAATGCTTTAATCACTTCTGTAACAAAATCATATCATTTAACACTTCAACACATTAACAATCAAAATGCCCAAGTTTACATAATGCAAATTATCAGAACCATTATATCAGGTGTTGGCAATTGTAATACATAATAAATACATATAAAATATTAAATAAGTGATATGAGTATATATTATTGCAAACTATTTTACATAAAATTAAGCAGTAAATATAATAAAAGTTTGATAGTATTTATACAATATGTAAAGTTTTGTGCATAAAACAAAAAATACCCTGCACAAATGCTTACACATAGTTTTTATTTAAATCTTAATCTTTTCTGTGTATTGTGTATTTATTGTAATTTATGTAATTTGTGTAATTTGTGTATGAGTAGACTGTGCAGGGTTTAAAAATTGTTGTTATGATAAGAAAAAATGAAGGTGTGTAATATCCTGTGCAGAATTTGGGCATTTTTTGCGACATCCTTTTTTTCTCTTTTTCTACATCTCTACTCTATCTATATATATATTACTTTCTTTCTTTCTAAACAAAGAGTTATATTTATTATATTTTCTACACAATTTACAATTTTTCTTATTCTTACAACAATTCCTAAAATACACATACACATATTACACAAATTACATACATTACACATATTACACAAATTGTTAATTTTGTTGTTGCTAAAATGTTTTTTTAATGTAAACTATAAATAATAACTTTTATTTGGGAGGTGCTTATGCATTCTACACATTTTACTTTACAGGATTTATTTATTTCTTTAGAACCTTTAGACAAGGGAATTTACACAAAACAAGAAATACACAACACAGACTATCTAACGGCAAGAGATTTAAAACTTGTTTTAATTTTTCTAAACAACACAGATTATCTAACAGCAAATAAGCAATATATGCAAATAACAACACAATTAAAACAAGAAAATATGTATAAACGGGTCCGGATAATAGATAAGTTTAATATAACATTTACAACGGTTTATTTTATAGGATTAAATACAGAGTATAAACAACTTATGGAAACCTTATTAAATGCTGTTTATAACGACATACAAGCGTATAGCAAAGAGATAATCCATAAAGGCTATAAATACTATAAAATAATAAATAGTGTTGCATTGCGTAGCACTATGAGCATATTGTTAAAGGTTAATTTATGCAATAGACATCGCATAAGAATAAATGGTAAACAGATAACCGTTTACGATTGCAAGCAGCTAGAGGACTTTATAGAAAAATTCCAAAAAAACAAAAAAAGACTTGACAAACTGAATAAATAGTGTTATATTATAGTTAAGGATTTAGAAAAATTCCCGCCACCCGATAGGCGGTAAAAAATATATCGGGTTACCCAAGCAAGCCATAGTTTGGGTAAATAGGAGGCTGTTATGGCAAAAGTAGAATTTATAGAGTTAAATGGATATTTTTACACCAGAGAACGCATAAATGGTGATAATACCATTTATGCAGACAATGTTATATTTGAATTGAATAACCCAACAGATTGGGCTATTCAAGTTTGGAATAATGCCTGTTCTTGGAAACAGGCATTAAAGGTTATATTTTTGCTAAATATTCGTTTGGATGATAAGTGGAAATGGGCATATGCTAACGAACTAAAAAAAGCTCGTAGACAAATTGAGAATGAGCTAAGGTTGCTTGTGGCAAAATAGCCCTAACTTTAACCCTAACCGCCTTGCCTGTGGTGGTATATAAATAACAGGCAAAAGTGCACCGCACCGCAGGTAACCCTGCAACGCAAGGCACATCCATTCCTATTTTGGGAGTGGGTGTGCCTTTTTTTGTATTCTTGCAAGTATCCTTTGGGTATTTGCAAGAGTGCAAAGCACTTAAAAAACTTAAATGGAGGTGTTGTTATGGCAAATGTAGAGATTAGGTATGAAATTGACCATGGAGAGGTAATTGCAAAGGTGAAAATTTGCCCGGGTGAAGGAATTTCTGAAGACATGAAAAAGTTTTTGGATAGCGACACAAGAGAAAGTGTCGGTAAGAAATTCGAATATAACTGTTTCTCTTTTTGGTTGTGCCAAAAAAGACATTACGGGTTCAAAAAAGTCTACACCTCCCCAGCTTGCTGCTGGAACAATGTAAGAAAAGTAATTAAAAAGGATGCAAGAGCTTTACTCTTGCATCTTGGAAGCATCCTTGGTGATAGGATGCCGCTAACTCTTCCTCCTGAGAAGGAGGAATTCGAAATAGAAAACCCCATTTACAGGGAGGCTGAGGAGGAGTAATTCTCCTCCTTTTATTTGTTTTCTTTTAAGTGCCTAAAACATAAATAGACGCTTAAAAGAGAATAGAAACGGAGGTGTAAAATGGCAAGAATAGTATTTGAAACGGAAAAGTTTTTGATTGAGGAAAAAGGTAACGGCTGGTATGTGCTGACTATCAAAAAAACAGGCGCAACAAAGACATTACGCCTGAAAAAGGACGATGCTAAAAGAATGCTCAAAGAGATAGAGCACTCTCTGGATAGATTTCATTATTGGTGGGGTTAATAAACTCCACCGTGCTATTATTATTTTTTTTAAAAGGAGGCGTAAAAATGCAAATAAAAAAAGCGATTGAGTGTGTGAGGAATTACAAGAAGGCAAACGATGTAAAACGATTTAAAAACTTCATTCTGAATGATATTCAACATCCTGACGACGTAAGAGGGCTAACGTTAGAAGTTTATTTAATGTTAAAAAGAAAATTTAATAACATTACGATTGACGAATACAAAGAAATAATTGAAAACGTTTAAATTTTAAAATGGAGGCTGTTATGATGTCAAACTCTAATTTTACGTATGAAGGATTAAGTGCTTTATGGGAATATTTCGAACAATACGAAAATGAAACGGAAACGGAACTTGAGCTTGACCCTATAGCATTTAGGGTTGAGTTTATGGAGTATGACAGTATAGAAGAGTTTAATAACGATTACGAAACGGAATATAACAATTATAACGAAATAGAGGAAACGCTTGTTATTCCTATAGATGATGAGCGTTTTATAATTCAAGGTTTTTAAGGAGGTATAAAATGGAGAAAAGATTACAAAATGC